ATGTCAAACGTAGACAGATGACTACTGAAGAGAAAACTAAAGTTCTTCAAATACTTCAAGGAGATAGAAAAGTAGTAGGAGTAGGTGGACGACCAAAGAAAGGGGAAGGGAAAACTGTCCCACATGGGACAGTTTCTTTGAGGGATTTGGCTAAAGAAGCCAATATACCAAAGTCAACAGTTGACAGACTACTTAAACCAAAGGATATAGTAGATGAGAAGAATCTAAGAAAGCTAATAGATACACTGACTTACAAAGATACACTTTCTAAGGATGGAAAGGGAGCATCTGGCTACATCGGGAGTGGTTGGACTTCAGTAGTCAGTAGAACACTTGGAACATGGTTAAAGGAACTGAAAGAATCTAAGCATTCTACTGATTCTAAAATTGCCAATATTGAAATAGAACTTAAGGTAAAGTTCTTTAAGGAGGATAAATGACGATAATAGAAAACAAAGTTGATGGTGTCTACGTTTTGATTAAACGCACAAAGAATACGGCTACTTACCAATGGATCAGCTTTCCATTCAAACGAAGGCCATTCGCGGGAGGAGGATATGAAAGTAACAGTCTTAACGAAACACGTTGAGAAGGAGGATTAATGGAATCAATCTTCCTTAAGGTACTTGGGCTGGGACTCATCGTAGGAGGAATATTGCTAATCATATTCCCTTACTACCTAAATCAACCAGAAGTTTATAACGTTGCTCAAACAATATTTAGTGCAGCAATGTGTCTACTGGTGGGTGGAACAGTTACTATTCTAGGTTTCTGTGAATAGAAGGAGGAGAAATGAAGGCAACAGTCTTAACAAAGCACGTTGAGTTTGACCTATCTTCTAAGTATGGAGATATTGTTATAACTGCGGACATTGGTGGCCAGTGAGGCCGTGACAAAGCAGGAATGAAGTGCTTTGGATTGGAGGGAGAGATGGTTGGATTAGAGATGAAATATTTTGTACTCAATCCCAATAAGAGTGATCGGTATGGGAGAGCATCAAGAAATGCTATAAGAATTTATGCTATTGATATTGAAACAGAAGATCCACAACTTGCCAATGATCTAGTAAATTGGCTGGCGTTAATCGAGGAAAAACTGGGAGGTTAAGATGGGTACAATATCAACGAGACATGTAGAATTTGACTTACCTAGCAAGAATGATTACATGTTTAAAATGTGGAAGCCGGCCACAGATGCTCGAAGAGTAGCTGTGGAAATGATCTATGCCATGTTGACGGATGAGGATAAAGATTTGAAACCTGGTTCTAGTATCACCATAGATATCAGGATAGGGGTGGAAAATGGCACAAACAGCTCTACGTAAATGCAACTGCAAGAATGAGTATCAGGATAAGATGTATGGCTCAGGAAATCGTCTGCATAATATGTGCAAGAAGACCGCAAACTCAGTGTCCTGGCGGTGTACTGTATGCGGTAAGGAGAAATCATGAGTGAGATAACTCTTCCATTCGTAGGCTTTCAGAAGATCCCAAGGTTGTCACGTGAAGTGGTAATCACTGAGAAGATCGACGGGACTAATGCCCAAATCTTTATTCCAGAGTTACCACAGGAAATTGAAGAGATTCAAAGGATAGGATTCCCATTTTATGTGGGTTCCAGAACCAGGTGGATTACGCCAGATGACGACAACGCCGGATTTGCCAGATGGGCATATGCAAATGCAGAAGAGATATTGGAGTTGGGGCCAGGTCATCACATGGGTGAATGGTGGGGCCTTGGAATCCAAAGGGGATATGGATTAAAGGAGAAACGTTTCTCCTTATTCAATACAGGTAAATGGGTAGATAGGCACACTCTTCCAGTCGATATGGCTGGATACTCGTGCTCATCCATTGCCGCTTTGTGTTCCCTTGGAGATAAGCAACTATTTGCTCCAGAGTGTTGCCATGTTGTACCTGTGATAGCCAGTGGTATCTTTAGCACAGGACTCGTGGAATACAGTTTACAGCGTCTGATTACCAAAGGTAGTTTAGCGTCTCCAGGATTTGATAAGCCCGAAGGAATTGTTATCTTCCATACGGCAAGTAACTACTTGTTTAAGCAGACCATTAAGGGGGATGACGATGGGAAAGGGTTCAAATGATCGACGACTTCGTACTTGAATACATAAGGGCGAAGCGTGCCTTCTATGATATTCCTCATATTCCAATGCCAAAGCCAGAGTCAGAGGAATACCACGAGTTGGCCATAGTTGCGTCTATTGTAGATGAACTTGGTGGGACATATAAAGATTTCATGCTGTGTCATATGCGTGTGTATAAAGCAATACGCATATTCCCAAAGCCAAGTCATCTCATTGGTATCAAGGCTATTGAAAGATACAAGTTGTACATGAGACACAATAAGATAGCAAAGACTCCATTGTATGCCCACACAGATATTGCATTTAAGGTTTTGAATAGCGGGCGTACTTACAAAATGGATATTGCTACTTCACCCATGTCGAGAGACAGCATTGCATCATATGTAATGGACATGGCAAGGAGGGGTAAGTTATCAGAACTAAACGAGAAGGACATCAAGGAATTGTGGGAAGACATTGAGTATATAATTGCCAAGTATTCGTTTATCAATAAGCTCATGCCTGAGTCACTTATAAGGCTTAGGGATGAAGTAAGAAGGAGGTTAGATGAAAAGGTTAGCTAACTTTCCAAAGGGAGTAGCACTTCTTCCATATCTGAAGGAGGGAGATGTTCTCACGTATATCATGAAAGATGCGGAAGAAGAGAGAAAGTCGCTTGTGGGTAAAAGACGAAGTAGATTTTCTCGTTCTGAAAAGTGTGAGAATATGACCTGTATGCCAACGTGTCCTTCTAAAACTAGAATGATCGGAAGAATGATCGGATTTGATATTCAGAATGGAGATGTATGTCATTGGTGCATAGAAACACTCCACTACTACCTAATAAGAGTTAAGAAGGGAGATAATGATGCCTGATATACTGGCTTACATCAAGAGCAAAGGCTGGAAATATAAGCCAGTCGATAGTGACAAGGGACTCGAATTTAAGGTAGAGGTTTGCCCGTTTTGTCACGATATAGGAGGGCATTTCTATTTAAACTCCCAAACTGGGTTTTGCTATTGCCATAAGTGCGGGAACTCAGGTGGTATCTACACAGTAATGAAAGCCCTGGGCGACCTGGCCAATATTCTTGAAGTTGGGAAGCAAGCCGATGAACCTAAGCCAACTATAAATATAGAAGAAGAAATGCGGAAAGTTGTATTGGCGCACGATAATCTACTACACGATGAGGCTGTATTGTATTACCTTAGGAAAAGAAGATTCTCAGAAGCAGCCATGATGAAATTCGTACTTGGAGTCTCAGAAGAAAATGGAATCAAATGGTTGTGGTTTCCATACATTAGAAACCATAAACTATATAACATAAAGAAGAGGGCATTACCACCAGCAGATAAAGACTTTCGTAGATTGTATGGTGGAGAATCTATACTTTACAATGCAGACGTATTGGATAGTGATGATTTTGATTATATCATCATAACGGAAGGAGAGTCAGATTGTATAGCTTTATGGAGTGCTGGTATCCCCAATGTAGTTGGGGCTACAGTAGGAGCTAAAGGAGTCAAGAATGAATGGATACAATCACTTGATAAATTTGGTAAAATCTATTTAGCTTTTGACACAGATATGGCCGGTAAGGATGGAGCAGCTAGATTTGCTAAGAGACTTGGAATAGAAAGATGTTATCATCTTAAACTTCCACCAAATTACAAAGACATTAATAAATACTTCATGAGTGGGCGCACACTTGATGAGTTCAAGGTACTTATGGATAGGGCTGAGAAGTTTGATGTAGATAATGTGCGCTCTATCTCTGGCATTATTCAGGATAGTATTAGTCGTTTGTACTTGACTGGCGAAACTAATACAGTCATTCATTATCCCTGGGAATCAGTTGAGAGGATAACAGGTGGACTTGCTCCTGGTGATTTAATCGTAGTAGCAGGAAGACCAGGCGTTGGTAAGACGACCTTTGCATTACAATTAGTGAATGAGTTCTCCACACAGGGTATTCCATCTCTACTATATGAACTTGAGATGCGACCAGAGAGATTGATGCCACGTATTGTTGGCTATCATTTACGCAAAGATAGTAGACTAGTAGGAAACTATGAAGATCTACAAAAGGCTTACGCCATGCTACGAGATAAGCCAATGTACATTGCATATCAGTATAAGAAGGTAGGCATGGATACTATCTCTGATACAATACGAATGTGTGTGCAGAGATACGGTATCCAATTTCTTGTGTTTGATAACATACACTTCTTAATTCGTGGTGATGAAGACATCACAAGGAGGATAGGTGCGACTATTCAAGAATTCAAATTGCTTGCAGAAGAACTTGAAATTCCAATTGTTGCTATCGCCCGACCTCGTAAATCTGGAGCTGGAGCACGAGAAATGGATTCACAAGATCTTGCATGGAGTGGCGATATCGAAGGGGATGCGGACATGATTGTAATTGTGCACAGGAATAAGAAGAAGGAAGTATCAAAGGATTACGCAGGGGAAGAAGGGATCTTTGATCCAATGACAGATATTATAATCGATAAGTGTAGATACAACGTTGGTGGTAGAGCACATCTAGTTGCCGATGACGCATTGGCTAGGTTCGACGAGAAAAGGGGATTAGCATGAAGCTATTAAAGAATAGGTACAAGAAATCATCCGTAGGTATGGGGCAAAGAGCAGATAAAACTCGCATAACCGCAACTGAAATATTAATGACCAGGGGAATCACAGTTCCTCCTCCAAGACATATTGTAAGAGGGCTAATGGCTTCACGTGGCGGAAGGATACAGGAGACAACATGACAGATAGACATGCAATACAATGCCCGCATTGTGGTACAGTTCATCTTGGAAAGATATGTAGAGTTTGCGAAGTCACATATTGCCAAAAGTACGCAGAGATATATCACAAAGGAAATGGAGAGTGCTGTTCAAAGAAATGCACAATGGTTATAATGGACAGACTCAAAGCGATGGGGAGGTTAGACTAATGTATGAAACTATAATCAATATTGCCAAGAAGATAGCGAAAAAGCGTCCGTATGTACAATGGGAAGATTTAGCCCATGAAGCCATACTATATATCTTACAGTGTAATCAGTTCGAAGGAACTCAAGAAGACGAAACAAAGGTGGCTGTAAGAGTTATGAATAAACTTATTAAAAGGGAAAAGAGTCACTTTGCTAAAACTATTCCACTTGAGGAACTCGACGGGCATCGTATGGAAATACTAGATAATGATTATATAATGCGTAATGCTAAGTGCTTGTCTGGTGATCCTGAGGGAATGGTGCTTTCATTAGCAAGAGATGGACTTGGAGCAACAGAGATAGCTGATATCACAGGTATGCGCCGTGCAACTGTTAGAGCGATGATGGCGGAGGAGGGATATGGCAACGAAGAAAGTGATTGAGTTAACATGTGAAACATGTGGGTTGGCGAGAGGTTGTCGTACTCCTCGTATTCCTATGGAGGGAGATCCTAATGAGATTGAAACACTGGTTGTGGGGGAAGCCCCAGGTGAAACTGAGGACAATACTGGGAGACCTTTTATCGGCGATTCTGGTGAGTTGCTTCGGTTTGGCATTTCTACCCATACTATTAACGATGTGGGTTTTACCAACACTGTGCGCTGTCGGCCTCCGCAAAATAGAGAACCTAAAGCCTTAGAAGCTAGATGTTGCAGGAACAGATTGCTTGCAGATATAAAGTCGTGCAAGAATCTTAAGTTGATAATACCAGCAGGAAACGTAGCCTTGAATGCTATCATGGGATTCAAGGGGATAATGAAGCACAGTGGCAAAGAGTTTTGGAGTGAAGAGTTTAACTGTAAGATAATGCCGATAATGCATCCATCGTATGTACTACAGAATCCTACAGCCATACGGCTGTTCATGAGTCATCTTGCACGTGTAAGTAATATACTTACTGGAAAGTTAGTTGATCCAGCTGATGTCGGGGAGTACATTTACTTAACTGATATTGGTCTATGGAGGACATTTTATGAAGAGATTAAGAAATCAAAATACTTTGTCTACGACATCGAAACGAATGGGCACAGTCCATTTAGAGAAGACTCCGTTATCAAGTGTATCGGTTTTAGTATTCGAAGACGGGAGGCGTATGTACTTCCTCTCGGAATTTGGTCCCCAGATGAGGGATCTGAAATCATACGAGGGCTGCATCAGTTATTCTCAAGTAAGAGAATTGCTAAAGTTGGACAGAACATAAAGTTTGATAATATGTGGATGAAAGTACACTTTGATATCGACGTAGTTAGCAGCAAGTATGATACAATGGTAGTCGAAGCCTTACTCTTCGAGTTAGAAAGTATAGGCTTAAAAGATATGACATGGAAGTATACACGACTTGGTGGGTATGAGGAGGCACTTGGAGGTGCAGTTCAAGATGCACCCAATGATCCTACCCTTTGGAAATACTGCGGTACTGATAGTGATGTAACTCATCGTATAATGGATTTACAAAAGATACTCTTGGAGAAAGAGCCTAAGTTATTGTATTTACTCGACAATCTTATTATGCCAGTTACTGATGTACTTGGAGAGATGGAACGTCGAGGTATGCTGGTGGATACGGCTAGGGTAGATGCATCATCTATAGAAGTTGACTCAGCCCTAGAGAGTATTGTGGCAGAACTACGAGAGGATGCATCAGTTAAGAAGTTTGAGGCTGCTCACAATGTAGAATTTAATCCAAACTCTCATATACAATTAAGGGAGGTATTGTTTAGATATGAGGGATTAGATGTAATGAAGGTCACAAAGAAGAATCGCCAGCCCAGTACAGACCTAGAAGTTTTAGCTTCTAACCGTGACGTGAGTAATCTATGCAACTTACTATTTGAATATTCAACCTATGGTACGATGAAGAAAACATTCTTAAAAGAACTTCGAGACCTTGTAACAAGTGATCATCGTATCCATACCACATTTTGGTTGACAAGAGCAAGGTCTGGTAGGACATCAAGTTCTGATCCTAACTTACAAAATATACCAAAAGGTGATAAGGATAGAATTGGTATACGTCGGGCATTTCTAGCTGATCCTGATTACCTACTAGCTGAGTTAGATTATAACCAGCATGAACTACGTATCATGGCAATGGTAAGTAAAGATGAAGTATTAAGACGAAACCTACTAGCTGGAGATGTGCATAGAGCAACAGCATCAGCACTACTTGGTATACCACCAGAAAAGGTTACATCAGAACAAAGAGCAAGAGTTGGCAAGACATTCAACTTTGGCCTAATCTTTGGCATGACAGTCTACGGATTAAAACGTAGATTGGGATGTTCTGAGGGGGAGGCTCAGCTATTCTTAAATAAGTATTTTGACACCTATGCTTCTGTAGCCAAGTGGATGAAAAATACAGAAGCATTCGTGAGAGAACATGAATATGTTGAAACTTTGTCAGGGCGGAAGCGGAGGTTCCCATCATGGAAAGGATTAGGAGATAAGCAAATTCGTGAGGCCATCAATACGCCAATCCAGGGTACGGCAGGAGATTGCCTGCTTTATGCGTTGATTGGAGTAAGTAATTTCTTGAAGGCTCGCAAACTCAAATCCTTTCTAACTCTTGAGGTTCATGACTGTATGTTGCTCAACGTCCATAAAACTGAACTTGACATACTACCAGAGATAGCAAATATCATGGTAGAATATCCTACTAAGTTTATGGACTTATCGTTCATGCCATTGGACGTTGAGTGTAAGATGGGAAAAGATTGGGGTAGTATGGAATCATACAAAGTGAGGTAATCATGAAACTAAACGCGAATGTTTGTGCAGAGTTACAGAGAAAGATTAAGGGATTAGAGGAAGAGCTCGAAGAAGCCCATGATCAGATAGATGAAGTTGAACAAGCAAACAATGAGAAGAACAATACGTTAGAGGAGTATGAGGGCTCGCTCGATCGTAAGGACGAAATTATAGATGATTTGAGGGCTGATCTGGATAACTCTAAACAGGAGCTTGACAACTTGAGAAAGGAAATAGATAACCTAAATCAAATCATTAAAGGAGAGGCTCAATGAACAAATTATTTGTTCTTGTTATGGCAGTAATTATATTGTTTCTATTATGGCATCCACCTCCAATAGTTCAAGACACAAGACCATGGAGGGCGGAAACTAGACTTACCAATCTTTGGTCGACTGTTTCTAGTGAGGGCAAAATAGCATCGTGGTATGGTAAGTTTCATCATGGCAGGAGAATGGCGAATGGTCGCATTTATAATATGTATACTATTTCAGTAGCGCATCGAACGTTGCCATTAGGAACACGTGTCAAGGTAACTAATCTTGCTAACGGCAAGTCGGTGTATGCTAAGGTAACGGATAGAGGGCCTTATGTAAAGGGACGTGTAGTTGACATGTCCTATGGTGCAGCATTACAACTCAATATGGTTAAGCGTGGTATTGTACCATGCCGTGTTGAAGTAATGCATGTGAATGTTTAGAAGGAGGTGTTCACTTTGAAATTATACCTTGCACATCCATTTGATTTAAGGTATGAGGTGAGATTTTGGGAGTTGATGATTGAGAAGGAGACTGGTCTTGAGTTAGCCAATCCATTCTACGATCAGGAGAGATTTGACGTAGGAGACATTGATGCCGGAAGAGTGGCTAGAAGTTCAGCCGAGCTAGATTTCAATGGGATTGTGCGTAACGATCTAGGTCTGTGCAACGTGGCTGATGGAGCAATGGCAGTAGTAAGACCGGGTGTGTATAGCATCGGCACAACTTGCGAGGCATGGTACACATCCACACAGTTACGTAAGCCAGTGTACTTTCTTGGATTCGACGGGCATCCTTGGCTACGCTACATGATTCAAGAGGGAAAAGGTATGGGCTTTAAGACATGGCAAGAGGTCTTGACATACTTTAAGGAGTTGTTAATATGAGATACGTACCGTGGATTTTATCGGGGATGAGTATAATTGGAGCAATTCTCAATGTATTCTATCTCCCAGTGTGTTTTATAATCTGGACTATCGCAAGTTTAGCGTGGATCTGGTACAATGTCAAGATGCGGACATGGGCACAAGTTCCCATGTGGGTAGTGTTCACAGCTACTAATGTTTGGGGATACTACATGTGGACTAGACCAGTAACAAGTTGTTTGATTCATTTCTAGGAGGGAATTATGAGAAGCCTTACACTATATTCTGGAGGATCGACTGTAAGACATTGGATAGGTATCAGTGAAGTTGATATCTACGAAGAAAGGATCGAATTTAATTGCAAGGGAATACGTCATACAGTAACAGGAACATGGATCATGGAGGAGAATTAACATGAATATATTAGTTAGTGCTCTAGGGTGGGTACTCGTCTTTACTGTCCTAGGATTAAACTTAGGATGGGCCTACTTCCACGATGGAATAGTAGCTAAGGCATGTATGTTCATTGCTGGCGTGTTAGTAGGTATTGTAGGCAGCATCGTAATTGATACAGGAAGGAGGGATGATAATGCCATATGTGACGCAGGATCTAAGGGACAAAGTTGATCCATCTGTCAATGAACTACTTGACGTGATGGACTACTTTGCAACTGGCAAGGGTGGTAATTGGGCAGTTATCGCCGGTGTGTTTACTTATATCGTATACAGACTTCTTCTATTCTTTAATAAGAAGTATTGGAACCGTGCCCTAGGTATGGGATGCCTAGTGATGGCAATGATGGAGGTATACAGAAAACATCATGTTGACTACGAAAACGAAAAGATCAAAGAAAACGGCGACGTCACTGTGTAGAAAGCATCCAAAGTATAAGGCTATTCTTTATCCACGGGTGGCATGCCCAATATGTTGGATGCACTATTTCATTGTCCATGGATTTATTGATTAGGAGGTTGTATGAAGGGATTTCTAATAAGAGTATTACTAGGGGCTCTAGCTTCGTGCGTATTCTTAATCATATTTATGTTTGTTGGAAGCTGGGTTTTCCCAGAAGATAATTCAACATGGGTACTAAGATTTGCGCAATTTGGATTTGGTGTTCTCATTACCTTTGGATCAGCTATTATAATAGCTGTCTTATGGCTTGTAGGAGATGATGTAATGGGGGTAATAGATGGCGGAAGGAAGAACATTAAGAGATGGTACAAAAAATGATGATGAGAAGAATCGTCTTGAACTAATGCCTTACGATGCTTTGATGGAAGTTGGTAAAGTATATACAATGGGAGCCAAGAAGTATGATGATCGCAATTGGGAAAAGGGAATAAAGTATTCACGTATCTTTGGTGCAATGATGAGACATAGTTGGAGTTGGTGGAATAGAGAAGATAACGATAAAGAGTCAGGGCTATCTCACATGGTACATGCTACTTGGAACGCCATTACCTTAGTAGCATACATCATTAGGGGGATGACTTCATATGATGATCGGCCAGGAGGATAAAATGTCAGTTTCAGAAAATAAGAAACTAAGATATTTACTATGGGCACAGCATCCATGCTTGTGGAAGTACGGAGATGATGGAGAGATGCAGTGCGGGGCCTGTGGTATCGACTTTAAGAGAGACTCTGCTTCTAGTATTGAAGAGAAGTTTTATCAAAGGGGATTAAGGATATTAAAGTATAAAGACCGCACAAAAGAAGGAGGATGAGATGCACACTTGGTTTGTGTACTTACTGCACTACGATAAACCTCTCACTTTTATAAGAGGGGGTAGAGTAGTCAATGTCCAGCATTATATGGGATCAGCAAAGGATGTTGAAGTTAGAACAGAACAGCATAGGAATGGTACATCTAAATGCAAGCTCCCAAAAGCATTCTTTGATGCTGGAATAGGATTTCAGATTGTGCAGGTGTGGAACTCAGAGGGACTAGGTGGTAGGCTATTGGAGCGAGGATTAAAGAAAGGTAAGAACTTAAAACGGATATGCCCAATTTGTAGAGGGCCAGTGAGGTAACAAACATGACAAGGATAAGACTGCTCTGGTGGTTCATAGGATTACTAAATGGACTAGCTTTTATCCCTTGGATAGTATATGCACGATCCATCGATATGAGCAAAGCTGGTGTAAGCCTGTGGATCTTTCTATCAGTAGGAGCTTGCATTATACTATTGCAAGCTATTCCAGCTGCTATAATCATTATTGGTTTTATAACTTCTTGTAATGAAAGGAGATAGAAATGCGTTGGTTCTTCATACTATCTGGAGCAGTATACTTTCTCCAAGGTATTGAGGGGCTACCAGGATTAGCAATCAGCCTTTGGTTAAAGGAAACAGTACATCTAAAGGACTTTGAACTACAGAGGATGATGTCCTATGTAACTCTTGCATGGTTGATAAAACCATTATGGGGTTACTTCATCGACAAGTACTTTACCAAGGCATCGTGGGTTAAATTCTCATTACTAATGGGAATGGGATTAGTAGCTGTTTTAGCAATGGCACCTTTCAGTATATCAACATTATGGTTGCTTGTTGCTATGATGGCTCTACTCAATTGGACAATGGCAATACGAGATGTAGCCAACGATGGGATTGCATGTGTCGAAGGAAAGAGGACAGGCACAACTGGTAAGTTCCAATCAATACAATGGGGATCGGTTACGTTTGCTGGATTACTTGCGTCATTGGGTGGTGGTTGGGTAGCCACGCACTTGACATGGCAATGGGGATATGCCATACTGTTTCCACTTCTACTACTTGGATGGGGATTGGTTCACCGTATTCCATCAACTGCTGGTGTGACTGACAAGTGCAAGATAGAATTTGGGAGATACAAGGAATTACTCAGTAAGGATTTCTTGATACTAAGTCTATTCATATGGTTATTCAATACGGCTCCGTCCTTTGCTGCTCCATTATTCTACAAGCAAAGGGATGTATTTCATTGGTCGCCAATGGATATAGCTTACCTTGGTGTCTTTGGAGCAGTTCTTAGTATCATTGGAGCATGGATCTACTCTAAGTACTGTAAAGTACTTCCCATTAAGAAGATACTAATAGGAGCTATCATCTTCTTTGCCCCTACGACATTGTGTTATCTGCACTACACGGCTATTACAGCGTGGGTCTACACTGGTATTTTCGCAACAATAGGAATGGTAGTATTCCTTTGTGTCATGGATTTAATGGCTAGAAAGTCCATAACAGGACTGGAGGCTACGAGTTTCGCTATGCTATGTAGTATCAGTAACTTCGGTTCCTGGTGTTCTGCTCAGATGGGTAGTTACTGCCTAGAGTGGTGGGGGCTGACGACCACTATCTACATCAACGCGGCCTTTGGACTACTCGCCCTAGGAGTTGTGCCATTCCTGAAATGGGAGGAGAAATAATGGGTAAACGAAATACTAAGAGGCCAGGAGTTTGTCCACATTGCCACCTTAATGTCTTAGTAGAAGTGGAAGATCAGGAGAAAGAAGGGAGATTCCTATTTACATGTGAATACTGTGGGAATAGTTGGGCTCTTTACCATCTTAGTAAATTTGATGTAAAAGAGGGAGGTGAGTGACATGAGTGTTTGGTACACAGCAGATTTGCATTTTGGCCACGAGAACGTGATAAAGTACTGCAATCGTCCCTGGATCTCAGCTCAGAAGATGGACAGGGGACTGATAGCCAATTGGAACAAGGTAGTTGCCAATGAGGATACAGTCTATGTTCTCGGGGACTTCGGATTGCACGGGCCAGAGAGATGGAGGCAACTTGCTAGGATATCTCAAATGCTAAATGGAGATAAGCATCTGATACTTGGCAACCATGATAAGCTTGACCCATTCCTATACATGGAATGCGGATTTAAGAATGTGCATCTTTGGCTAGAGATGCCGGATTGGTATCTTGTTCACGATCCAGCATGGGCTATCATGTTTCCAGGTAAACCAGTACTTTGTGGCCATATCCACACAGTATTTAAGAAGTCTACTAATGGTCGCATCCTAAATGTTGGAACTGACCAATGGGGGTACTTCCCTGCCTCTGAATGGGAAGTTATGGACGCACTTGGTATCAAGGATCTAAAGGAGGGTACATGAAAGTATTTCGACATGATCTACCCAAGTTAATTACTACGTGGAAAGACCAACTCGTACTTGATGAGGTCTTATTAACCAAGCCAGTAACTCCGCGCTGTTTGGGCGAGAGGGATGCTGGAGACTGCGTTTCCTATGACAGCACAACTAAAACATGGCGGGTGGAGAAATACAGAGCAAGACTCAACCTACGTAGGAAAGCAAAGGAGAAATAAAGTGAAAGATAGGATCGTAATAGAAACAGATGAAGATGGAGACGTATCTGTTATCCTTCGTCCTCGGCCAAGAATGAAAGGAGATCTAGAAGCAAGGATGGTTAGAGATTCCATTGACTATCTAGCTGAGTTACTAATTAGTCAAGGGGGAGGCGTTGAGGGTGAAATACTATTAGGAATAACTGAGCAAGAAGATATGGAAGATCCTAATTGCGGCTGGAGAGGAAGGAGAATCCAGTACCCTGCGGCAGTTGTACCAGCAGAACGTCAAATGGAACCGCGTGAGCGGATTCTAGTTCCTGAGATGCAGAGGAGGAGATAAGTATGCATGGTTCAATTCCAATGTGGGTATTATGGTTAATGAATTATTGGTGGGAAGCTATTTTAACAATATCTATTTTAATAGCAACTATGTTTCTATTGTTAAGGAGGTGGATGTAATGCCTATTTTTGACATTGAATGTTCGGATTGTGGCCAAGTGTTTGAATCTATTGAGGTTGCTTCGCATCATAAGGCTACGGAATGTAAGTTCTGTAAGAGTAAGAATATAAAGAGGATAATGAGTGGCTGTACACAAGTACGGATGGACTCAGATACTGTGCTTAAGAGTGTACCAGATCCCGTTCCTCCCTTGTCTGAGTTAGAGGGCAAAACAAAACCAGGATGCGAGGGCGGATTTGCAGATAAACCAGAAGGAGGAAACCTCAATAATTACACTAGGTCAAAGGATAAATATGGAAATACGATCTGGAAACAAAAGAAACGTGTGTATTTCATCCCGAAATAGTTTTAATTTGTGCACTATTTGCCTTAGTTAAGTATATACATATATAGGAGGGCATGTTTTAATGCCAAAAGAAATCAATACTGGTACATTAGCAAGTGACATTGAGATTGATGACACAGATTTGGGAGGAGAGATGGCAAGACAACCATCTCGGTACTTTTATTGGGGATCAGTTTGGAGTAGAGCTTCCGCATTTGCCAAAAAGATGAAGGTAGCTTTGAAAGAGACTGAGGCAAGACTAGCCAATGAGTTTAGGGCGTATATCGCACAAGATAAACCTGGCACACGAGTCACCGATTCCATGATACAAAGCTACCTTCATACCCACGAAGAATGGAAAGTCGCAGAAGAAGCTGTTAGAAAG